TATCAAATTCGACGGTGAATACAACTGGAGTTATCACTGCTTCAACTGTAATTTCAAGTGCGGTTTTCAACTAGGTAAAACTATCAGTGCAAAGACTAGACAACTATTAGGTTGGTGTGGTATCGATGATAGTCAAATCAGTAAATGGAACCTAGAAAGTCTGCAACACAAAGACTTGATAGAATACGTCAAAGTAAAGAAAAACAGACAAAAGATTAAGTTCAAGGAAACATCACTACCTGCTGAAGCAGAGTTGATTGACCCTACTAAAGAACAGCATAAAGTATTCGTAGATTATCTGAATACTAGAGGATTCAACCCAGACGATTATCCATTCATGATTACTCCCGACGAACAGGGACGAAACAGTAATCGTATTATCATACCATATACGTTTGATAACAAGATAGTGGGCTATACTAGCAGATATCTAGATAATCGTATTCCCAAGTATATCAAAGAACAACAGCCGGGCTATGTATTTGGTTATGATTTTCAGAAACCTGATTGGGAAGTATGTTTTGTCTTTGAGGGAATATTCGATGCACTAGCATTGAACGGATGTGCGTTGACACACGATACAATCAATGACGAACAAGCACAGGTATTATTGAGTCTGAACCGAAAGATTATTGTAGTTCCAGACCAAGACAAGAGTGGATTAACTATCTGCGACAAAGCGATTGAACTGGGCTTTCATGTCAGCATTCCAAATTGGGATGAAGATGTTAAGGACGCCGCAGACGCTGTAGTTAAATATGGACGACTGCCTACTCTGCTAAGTATATTGCAGAACGCGACAAATAGTAAAATAAAAATAGAAATGCAACGGAGGAAACTTGCTAAAAGAGTATAACACTGATGTGCAAACATTGTTTTTGCGCATGATGGTTACAAACGCGGAATTATATACCCGTGTCATGAATATCATGAACCCAGAAAACTTCGACCGTAAGTTGCGACCAGTCGCGGAATTTTTAGTCGAGCATTCATCTAAGTATAGTTTACTTCCTGATTCAGTTCAGATTAAAGCGACAACTGGTGTCGATGTTGACCCTGTACCCGAATTGTCTGAAGGGCATAACGATTGGTTTCTAGAAGAATTTGAAGCATTTACTAAGCGTCAAGAACTTGAACGCGCCATCATGAAGGCCGCAGATTTATTAGAAAAGGGCGACTTCGACCCAGTTGAAAAACTAATCAAAGACGCAGTACAGATTAGTTTACAGCGTGACATGGGTACAGACTATTTTCATGACCCAAAACAACGACTACACAACTATTTCAATCAGGGTGGTCAAGTATCAACTGGCTGGCCACAACTTGATAAACTGATGTATGGCGGCATGAGCAGGGGAGAACTGAACATCTTTGCAGGTGGTTCAGGCTCTGGCAAGTCACTCGTCATGATGAATCTAGCACTTAACTGGTTAAGTCAAGGTCTCAGCGGTGTTTATATCTCATTAGAACTGTCAGAAGAATTGACATCATTGCGTACTGACGCAATGTTGACCAACATGAGTACTAAAGACATTCGCAAGAATCTAGACGATACAGCCTTGCGTGTCAAGATGAACAGCAAAAAGATGGGTCAGTATCGTGTTAAAGCACTGCCCGCACAAAGCAACGTAAACGCGATTCGTGCGTATATCAAAGAAGTACAGATTCAGACAGGAATCAAAGTAGACTTTGTAATGATTGACTATCTTGACTTGGTCATGCCAGTCAGCGTAAAAGTCAATCCTAACGACCAGTTCATTAAAGACAAGTACGTATCAGAAGAATTACGTAACTTGGCTAAAGAACTAGGCGTCTTGTTAGTAACTGCATCACAGTTGAATCGTAGTGCAGTCGAAGAAATCGAATTCGACCACAGTCACATCGCAGGTGGTATCAGTAAGATTAACACTGCTGACTATGTTTTCGGTATCTTTACATCACGCAGTATGCGTGAGCGTGGTAAATATCAAATTCAATGTATGAAATCTCGTAGCAGTACGGGTGTAGGTCAGAAAATCGACTTAGAATATAACATTGAAACTATGCGTATTACAGATGAGGGCGGAGATGAAGGCAATAGTTATAACAAGCCCCAACCCTCAGCAACTCAAATTTTAAGTCAAATCAAGACTACTAGCACGATAGGTGCCGTGGACCAAATAGTTCATGACACTGTAGAACCCAGTGGAAATCGTGTCGTGGCCGACGTAGGGAACGCTAAATTAAAGGCTTTGCTCAATTCCCTTAAGAAATGATTTTAAAAATATAGAATAAATACTAGTAGGATCTTTACTTATGCAGAAAAAAACAAGAAGCCTCTTAGAGGAATTACAATCTATCGGAAACAATCGTGACATCAATCATATCATTGAATCACGTGCTTCCAACATCATCACTAGTGCTATCAACTTAATCGAGTTGATGCAACGTAATTATTCTCCTGAAAAGGCCGAATTACTTGAAAAGAAACTGCTCAGTGCTATCAAGAGTAGAGACCAAAAGAGATTCGCTAAGTCTTTAAGGAAGAAAAATGAAACTGAATGAGTTAAAAAAGCCACAAGAGCCTGTTAATGAGGGCTTTTGGGACACCTTAATTGGTGATAAGAATGTGGCTAAATTTAAAAGCATTGGGACAGGTAGAACCACCCAACAGCAATTGACTATGGACATTTTCATCAGAGACTTCATGGGTGATGCGTTGACTGCGCTTAAGACCGGGATAAAGGGTGGATTAATTGACCCCAAGGCTAAAACTAACTCTGTAGCAAATGCAAATGCCGCAGGTGAGCCGGCCGCACCCTCAAATAGAGCGGCTCAATCGGCTGAAAAGTTCAATAAACAAAAGCAATCTACTAGAGACGTTAATCAATACTTACAGAATCTAGATAAGTCATATAAATCTGCTTCTACCTTTCAAGAAAAAATAAATTTGACAAAAGAATTAATCAATTTTATGGCTGACCGTAAAGGCACACCCGAATGGAATAATGCTTTGGGAACAGTAAAAGCAATGTTAACGAGAAATTTATCCAAAGATAATCTTGCTGTTGCGTTAGACCTTATTAATAAGGGAAAGCACATTAAAGTAGACACAGCAGAATCAAAATATGCTAAGTTAAATGCATTATTCGAAAGCATCTTAAATGAAGCCGATTCAGTTGGTAGTTATATGCAAAAATGGTTCGCGCAATATATGCGTGGTGTAGACTATTCAGAATACAATAATGAAGTCAATAATCTAATAAAGAATATCGAACAAAGTTATCCTAAAGTCAAGCCTAATTTAAAAAAATTAGCACAGATGGCATATGCAATTTCTAAAGGCAAGTCCAGTAGTCAAGTTGAGCCAGAAGCACAACCTGAACAACCTGAACAACCTGAACAATCTGCGCAATCTGCTAGAAAACCCAACAGTAGGGAGTTACAACGTCAACTTGACAAAGAGTTGACACAACTCGCTCGAACTGACCAGAGAGCGTATAATGAATTACTGGCCAGAAGAACAAAGTCGAACGCGCAATGAAACTCTCAGAATCATCAACTAAGTTGACTGAAGGTGGCTCTATGTCTGGTGTAGGAGCAATCCACATCGATGAAATTAAACCAACCCTTGATAGACTTGAAAAGGTTTTGGGTATTGATTTAAAGAACAACACTTTGGGTAGTGTGGGCAAGAAAGAATTTTCAGGTGACATTGATATTGCACTTGACATTAAACCAGAAGATATTCCAGCGTTTGTAGAAAAACTTAAATCTATTCCAGACGTATTAGACCTTGCAAAAAGTTCAGTAATCATGACTAAGGTTAAGATTGCTAATTATGACGCAAAAAAGCAAGTAGAAGGCAAGCCAAGAACAGGCTATGTTCAAGTAGATTTCATGCCCGGCGATCCGGGATGGCTCAAGACGTTCTATCATGCTCCCCATGAGAAAGACAGCAAGTACAAGGGTGTATATAGAAACATTCTAGTGTCAGTCATTGCGGCACACTTAGACCGCAAAGACTCAAAAGAAAGACTACCTGACGGTAGAGCATTGAAGTCAGAACGCTATCTATGGAGCCCTACAGACGGACTAGTTAGAATCGTAAGAACTCCTACTCCTAACAAGAAGGGTGAGGGCTATACTAAAAAGAATGACAACAAGATTATCGCAGGACCATATAAAAATCCTGACGAAATAGCCAACGTTTTAAAATTTGACAGTGCAGACGATTTATATTCATACGAAACCGTAAGAAAGGCTATGGACAAGAATTATCCACAAGAATTAGTTCAGGCTATCATGAAAGACTTTGCACAAAACGATGTAATCAAAGATATAGGCGTACCTGCAGATATCAAATTAAATGAGAATGTAGGTACCGCAGACTGGTTCAGAACAGTATTGGACATTATTAAATGAGAATATCTGAACTATTAAAAGAATCATATTTGTTCGAAGCAAAAAGTGCTAGAACTCCGCATCCTGAAGATTCAGTATTTTCAGGATTATTGTCAGCACGTGAGGCAATCGATTCATTATATCACGTAATTAAAAATCCAGAAACACTTACTATTAAGTGGGATGGTTTCCCTGCTCTTATTTTTGGATATAATAATAAAGGGCAATTCACTGTATCAGACAAATATATGTTTGATAAGGGTGAAGAATACTTAGGAACAAGCCCTAAATTCTGGCAAGACTATGACGCTAGTAGAGGAAAAACTCGTCCAGATTTATACAATAAATTAAATTCTATTTGGGACGGATTAAAAGCCGCAGTGGGAAAAAATAGAGGATTCTTCTGGGGTGACTTGAT